TATTCAATGCCGAATTGGCAAAACAATATTTACTAATCATGCAGGATCTTGGTTGTGAAATTAATATGAACAAATCAATTAATTCTCCAAACAGACCTGTGTTCGAGTTCGCGAAAAGAACGTGCTGGGGATCGGACATTGTGTCCGGTGTATCTATGGCGCAAGTGCGGGCTGGTTGGAGAGTTGCGGGCCGAGTGGCGAATGCATTGTCATTTGCTAACTCTGGTCTAATAACTTCTCCTTCCTTGCTTGCTACTGCTTTGTCTAGATATGCGTTTTCTAATGGAAAATCCGCTCCTAAGTTACTGACCTTACGTAAGGAAAGTGTCTTAAGAGTTAAGATGTTCTCATTAGGAGTGCTATCTCTATTTGGAACATTCTATCAGTCTGATAAAATGTCGCTAAAAGAGTTAATGACAGCGTTAGTCAACCCACATTACTGTGAGGCGGACTATAGTGGTGAGGCAGTTGGCCTCCCACTTACAGCTTCATTAAAAGTAGCACACGGCATGATAAATGATCCTTCGATCGCGGAGAACCGAGAACCTATTCTTTGGAGTCATATGGCTGCTAGAACGGAAGTATTCGATGAATACAAGTACGAACTAGCTACTATTATGTTACAATCCGCCTTGAAAAAGGCGAGAGTACTTTACGAAAAGTATGAGTATTATACTCATCTTTTTGCTAAGGAGCTCTGGATTGGCGCATATGATGTAGAGGATTCCAATAGACCTATATTAAATGAGGATTTACCTAATGAATATAGACTATTGGATACTCAGCTACATAACTTCGCTGAACGGCTTCTTGGTCTCCAAGACACAAAAGTACATCCCGAGGAGATATATGAAGATCTATATGCTCTTGCTAATAAACAAGCAAAACATATGGACCGACTTGTATCATTCAAGGACGCAGCACTATGGTTAGATCGGGTTGAAACTTTAGAGTTTAAATTAACTCTACCTGAAAAAGTAGCACCAGGAAAAACAATCCTGGAGTCTGCTCCAATTTTAGGTGCTTTAAGAAATATGGATCCTAACATCTCTGTTAAGGCTACATATATTCAAGAGGCGAGGTTTCACACCGTACCAAGTATGGCTGTATAGTGTCTCTTTCAAAAGAAAGAAGGGACTCTTCTTCCTGATAGTTATTATAGACTACCAAGGAGTTTGAAAACTGAACCTGGACCGACCCTTAGGGGACGACCGGGGATTCAGGAGACTTA